AAGTATTTGTCTGTACCTGGGCGAAGATAGATACGAACAGACATAGCATGCTTTACTGCATGACCACCAGGAGTCATTGGACGGTTGTATCCATCCATGTCTGCACGGAGTTGGTTCAAGTAAAAGACTGTAACGTCATACAAGTTAGCAAGTGGTGCAACCGTTTGGACATTACGCTTCATAACAGCAGCATTACCGCCCATCTTGTCATTCTTGTCAGTCAACTGTTGCATTGAGTGTTTGGTAGCAGCAGCACCAGTTGAATCCCATACAATGGCACAAATTGACTTACTCTTGATAAGTTCAACCATCATATCCGTACCAGTTTCAGCATCTGGTGGTTGTACAACAATTAAACTCTCATCAACCTTAAGCCCCAACTTCTCAGCCCAATCAGGGTTGAAACGGTGTTCAAGGTCAATGTAGGCAACTAACTTCTCACCCTTATAGTGGTCATAGCAATCCTTCAATGCCATTAAGGCAAATGATGACTTACCGGAGTGTTCCTTACCGAAGAACTCAATTAACTTACCCTCCGGCCAACCACCAACAGACAATAGGTAGTCAAGTGCAGGTGAGAAGGTGGGGATGGCATTAATCTTCTCAATATTATTGCCTCTCATAGCAATAGGCTTATTACTGCCTTGAGGCGTAAACTTATTAAGGTCTGCAATAAGTTTGTCAATACTGTCTTTAGCGGCCATACTCTCTCTCTAACGTTTCTTCTATCAGTTCTTCAACACTAATATTATTTGCTTTTGCCACACTATTCAACTGACGTACTAATTGGGGGTGTAGGTTAAGTTCAATCATTTGCCCTAAACTCAGCATTCGCTATATAGTCTTCAATTGTGTTTGTCAAATCTTGTAAAGCTTCAAAATATCCATCGTAAAAACCCCTAGCAAAGTCGCTATCACCAGGACTTGAGTGTTCTGGTCTCTTCTTCCAGAGTCCCTCATAGATATTATCCAATAACAACCTGTCTCTACTTGCCATTACGGCCTTAAACTCATTGAATCTCATCATATGCTCCTTCACAACATCCATCACAACCGTGGACAAAATCATCTATATCTCTGTATACTTCATCTGGGTCTGGGTGACCAACTCCATGGGGACAGACTCTTTCCATAACCCCACGGTCAGTTCTCCATAATTGTGGAAAACTTCTCATGGAATGGTCAGATTTGTTGTGAACAGTGCATCTTTCATTTATGCAAGTTCCTTTTTTATGAACACCAACAAGCACATGGCCAGTGTGTTCTAGTACATAGTTTTCACTCACTTGGTTCTGCCTTCCAATCTTCCCATGGGTTGCATTTAACAGGATAGTGCATTCCATTACTCCAGGTATGTACCCAAGTGCCATCTGCACCTTGCAATATTTCTTTCACATTACCAAACTTACGGTAACAATTCTTACATGTAGAAACTTTAGGAACATAATCTGTCATTGGTCACTACCCTCATCCTTAATTTCCTTATGGTATTCATTATGGTGAATAATATAATCTTTTGCCTTAAGGAAACTAATCTTACAACTATAACAAAAACTTTTAAAGTTCATAGTCCTCCTTCAAAGTCCAGTGGTTGCCAAAAGGTGCAGGTACACTTGTAGCACATTGAAATATCATCAACTAAGTCATGTTCTTCAATATTGTGTCCGCAAATACAGGTGTGGTCTAAAGTATCTTGCATTACTTACCTTCTTTCAATAAATCTAATCTATAAATGTTTCTCAAACTAAGTCCACCGTCCATCTTTTCCACTTGGACAAGAACTGGACTTCCAACTTCAATCTTTTCACCCAACTTAGCAAATGAATCCGGGAATGAAACAATCTGAACATTATCTTCTGCAGAAAACTTAACTTCTTCATCTGAGTCATCTAGTTCATCATAATCAATAATCTGTTCCTTAACAGGAAGCTCAACCCAAAACTGGCACATCTGGGCACCTGGATTCTTACCTGTCTTAGTAACCAATTGTTTTACTCTAGTAATAGTACCGCCCAGCATTGCTTTCTCACCCTTGAACATCTTTGACTCACCCGGGAAGTTCTGCTCTTCCTGGATAATCTCTCGATACTCACCAAGTGGGTCACTGGTAATCAAACTGCCCAATAGTTCACGCTCATGCATAACTCTATCATGGATGTTTTCTTGTAAGTCAGCGTAGCAATCAAAGGCCGGCAAACTACCGTGACAAAACTCACAGGTGTTTTGGCATTGACCGTCAATGTTCTTAAAGTCCTTACGGGCCTTAAAGTATTCATACAATGCAGTCTTTGAATCTCCACACATAGAGTCAAACACACCACACTTAATCAGTGAGATTGCTGCTCTTTTATTAATCTTTTTACTAGGCACCTTTGCAACAAACTCTGCCATATCAACAAATGGACCAATCCTAGCAAGGTCAGTTGCACCACCTGATACATACTTAACACTTGCAAGTCCGTATCTAATTGAACCACTCTTTGTCAAAGTAAACCTAGCACCAGATTCGTAGATGTCTGGTCCTAATACCGGGATACCCATACGCTTGCACTCACGAGTGTACAAAACAGTCATCTCAGGATTAGTGCGGAACAATGCTGCCATATACTCCCTAGGGTAATAGTGCTTCAAGTAAGCACACCAGTAGGAAATAAGTGCATAACCCCATGAGTGACTCTTGTTATAACCGTAGGTACCGAAGGCAATCATTTCATTAAAGACACTAGAAGCAATATCTTCACTAACACCTTGCTTTAAGCAACCAGCAACAAAGTTGACCTTTTCCTTCTTCATCTTGTCCAACTGCTGTTTACCCATGATACGACGAACACGGTCAGTTTCACCAAGTGAGTAACCTGCAAGCTCCACACACATCTGCATAATCTGTTCCTGGTAAATAAAGTTACCGAAAGTTGACCCTAACACTTTTTCAATGTTTGGGTGCTTATATGTAACCTTACGCTTACCGTCCTTCTTTTGCAGGTACAGTTCAAGTAGATTCAAACCAGTTTCTGGGTCAGTTGTACGAGTAATACCTGGGCGACATACAGCAATCATTGTCGTAAGGTCTTCAATGTCTTTAGGATTAAACCGTCTTACAAGGCCTTGCAGGTTGTTTGTTTCTAGTTGGAAGATGCCCATGTTATGACCGGCACAAATAGTTTCCCATACTGCCGGGTCATCGTAAAACTCTTCCCACCGATACTGCCACTCATAGAAGTGAGGCAATACGTTACCGTGGTTTTCTTTGATTAGATTAAACGCTGCCATCAACGTACTTAGTGTACGAAGTCCTAGAACGTCAATCTTAACGAACCCTAACTCCTCAACGTCCCACTTGTCAAATTGCGTTCTAATGTCATCATTCTTAAACCGTAGTGGAAGTTTACCAATCAATGATTCTTTTGACACTACGACACCAGCAGCGTGTGCTGAAGCGTGTCTGATGTGGTCAAGGAACTCTGGCATCATCTCAAACAACTTAGGATACTTCTTCTTCCAAGGTGCAAACTCCTTGGTATAGTAAACCTCAATCTTATCCCACTGGGTTTCCTGACCCATAAACACTTGGTCCCACTGACCCTCAATGATGTTGCAAATCTGGTCAGACTCTGCTTTACTAATGTTCAATCCACGACACAAGTCACGGAGTGTTTGTTTTACACCTAAAGTGTTCAATGTACCAACACTTGAAATATTGAACTTACCGTACTTGCCTTCCAAGTATTCACGTACCAAGTGACGTTCAACTCGTGGAAAGTCAATGTCAATGTCAGGCATTGAGTCACGTTCTGGGTCAAGGAACCGCTCAAACAACAAGTTTGCCTTAATAGGTTCAACTTCTGTGATGTCTAGGCAAAAGGCAAGTAATGAACCACCGACAGAACCACGACTAGGACCAACCAAGTGTCCTTCGTTCTTACTCCAGACAATAATGTCTTGCACCATCAAAAAGTAACCTGCATAACCCTTTTTATTGATTAGTTCAGTTTCGTAACGAAGTCTTTCTATATAAACCGGAAGTTCTTCTTCTTTGATATACGGAACAACCTTACGTTGAAACCCCTCCTCAACATTCTTTTCAAGTCGTCTTTCATCTTGTTCAGGCGTTGAAAGGAATACAGGCATGGTCTTTGCTTCCGGCATTCTTGCGTTTGCCTTCTCACCAATAACCGTAGTATTCTTAATTGCCTGGTCAACAACTGCACTTGGCAAGTAACTTAGTCGGTCACGAGTTTCCTGCTCACTAAACAAACACAACTGATTAGGACCGTATGAGAATCGGTCCGGGTCATCCATGTGCTTGCCCATTTGAACCGCTGTCATCAACTCGTGGGCGTACCAGTCATCTGGTTTAGCGTAGTGTGCGTCACTTACAGCAATCAATGGTACGGAAAAGTCCTGTGCAATCTCTGCAACCCTTTTATTCCAAAGGATACTTTCATCACTTAAATAAGTGTGCAACTCTAAGTAGAAGTTGTCACCGAACATTGCTTGAAGGCGTGAAACTCGTTCAACTGCCTTCTCATAGTTACGAGTTTCACCGTGAAGGAACTTACCAACACAACCACCCATGCACCCACCGGTAATCATGAGTCCTTCTTTATACTCATTCAACAATTCCCAGTCAAAACGTGGGTTACCGTAGTAACTACCTTCAATGTACGCCCGACTACTCAAAGCCCACAAGTTCTCAAGACCTTTTTGTGTTAGTGCAATGACCGTCATGTGGTCATAGTTTGCACCCTTCTTACCAGTCTTATCGAAACGGTCATCACAAAAATAACCTTCCATACCGAAAATTGGTTTGATGCCTTGCTTATCGCACTCATTCTGGAGTCGATAGTGACCAGAAACCTCACCATGGTCAGTAATAGCAACTGCTGTTTGACCGAGTTCAACCACCCTATCAACCAACTGCTTGATAGTGCTCAGACCATCAAGTCAAAGAAACGAATGTTCTGTGTGAACATGCAAATGCACAAGATTATCCGTCATAATAATACCACCTCCTTCATATCTACCTCCTCAACAGTTGTTAAGTGGTAGCCTAACTCTTTAAAACGCTTAACTTTTTCTAAGTCAGGACCCCTCCACCAACCTTTTACTTCTAACCAAATATTGAACTCTGGTAGGTAAAAATCGGGGAGGTAAGTCCAAACCTTTCTACTCTTTAAGATTTTTTTCTGTTGTTTTTTATTATAAAGTACACCGGTGTTTAAATCAACCCTATATTGTTCATATTCCCAAAGTATGTTATTTTCATCAAGAGTCTTAGCTACTCGAGCTTCCCAAGTACTCCTAAAGTGTATACCATTGTACCATGTCCAATGACTATAACCATTTCCTCTTATCTCTAGTGCTCTTTCTGTTCTTTCTTCCCAAGTACAATTATAAAAACATTTTTTTGAACAATATTTTCTTTTATTAGAGTTATAGGAAATGAATGAAACTCCACAACCTATACAAACTTGATTATCTTCATTATGACCTTTTGGGCGTCCTTTATAATAGCAGTCTCTACTACAATATTTTAACTCTCTAACGGTAGACCTAAAATCCCTTTTACAGTTTAGGCAAACTAAGTCATATCTATATGATACTTCTCTTTGTCTATTTTCCCACCCTAAACTAACTGATTGGGACTTTCTACTTTTGCCCGAGAAGTCATAATCCAACCCTAGTTCTTTTATACTTCTAACTATAACCTGTCGAGGGACATTTAGTTTGTCTACCATATAATTTATAGACTTATTCTGCAGAGAAAGTTCTTTTATTAAGGCTTTTTGTTTTTCTGTAATAGTTATTTTTTTCATACTACTAAGACAAATAAACCGGCTATATACATTATTTGCTTAGTCTAGAAAACTGTGTTCAGTGTGAACATGAAGGTGAACATATGAGTCAACCATTTTACTCCTTACTTAGTAATTCACTATATTAATAGAAAATCCCGGTGAAATCAAGTGTGCCATCCATGGAACTTGACCTCACCGGGACTTCCTAAACTTGTTAACCGTTGAGCTTTGCCTTCAACCGGTCTGCAGTAGTTGCCTCTTCAATGTCAACATACTCTTCGTCCTCATACTCATCCTCAACAACCTTCGAAGTTGTGGGAGTTGAGAAGTCATCCTTTGCCTCAGGCTTGACACCACGAAGTTGTGCATCGTAGTATTCCTGTGAACCAATGCGGTTCAGGAATGCCTCAATGTCTGGAACAAACTTGGAGTAACGAGTACTAATGTTCTCGATTTCCTTCTTGTCCAATGCAAAGGCCATGTAAGTTGTGTCCGTACCGGCACCTTGGCGCATGATTTCAATCTCACGCTCATTAAGTGAACCGTACTTCTCTGAAATAACAGCAATCTGGTTCCAGAAGTTGCGCATACCCTGTGAGATGATACCAACGTAAGGCTTCTTCTTAAGAACAGTCTTCCCGTTTTCTTCAACCTCATAGGTGCTAGTCACATCACGGTAACCGGTCAACTTCTTCTTACCGTCAACTTCCTCGTAAACTTCTTCACGAAGAACTGCAACACCGTAACCAACATCACGTCGGTAGACCTTGTTGTCACAAAGTTCACAAGGAGCATCGAAGGCCTTACGGCAAACGAACGTCTTAGTCTTTCCATCGTGGGAAGGAACATTCTCGTGAACTGGGACTACAAAGATGTCGTTGGCGTCTGTGAGGAAGCGAACTGCCTTCGTCTCTCCAGCCTTCCAGTAGAACCAGTTGGTCTCTGTGTAAGTGTTTGATGGGGAAGAACTCCGCTGGGAACGCTCAAGGCTTTCCTTAACTGCTTCCATACCCTTTTTTAGTGCCATTTTAGTTTCCTTTTTTTATTTTGGTTATTGGTTACTGCATTTACTAGTTTATATACCATTGAGTGACAAATCAACCACATTTTGAAAGTTCATAAACAAAGTGGCCTACACTGCTTGGTATTTTATCTAGACTTGCCGGGTCTTCACCGTCTGGTGTATCAATGACCCTTACATTAGTATAGTGACTTAATGACTTAATTAAATTCATAGAAGCACTTCTACCTGGAGCATCACCGTCCATAAAGACAGTTACTTCCTTAAAGTTCCTAAGTAATTGTACTTGGGGTTCTGAAAACTTTGCACCAAAGGTTGCAACCACATTCTTAACACCTCTTGACTTAAGTACAAGGACACTCATGGGACTTTCAACTACATAAATACACTTCATACCCTTAACGTTGTCTTGGTTATACAGTGAGTATTGTCTTGGGAAACCCTTGGAGTTCTTGTACTTACTTACACCGTCAATATTGTCAATCTTCCTTGCAACCCAACCAACCAACTTACCGTTAATGAAGTGTGGAATTACTACCCTTGAAAGACTAACAATATCTTGTCCGTTAGCCAGTTTTCTATATTCTGTGCGGTCTTTGTCAACTCCTGTCCGCATCTCTTTCTGCACCTGTTCACTAACACCCCTAGAAGTAAGGTAGTCAGCAGTTTGAACCCAACGGTTGAGAATCTTTTCATTGTAGACTGGTATTTCATACTTTCTTACTTCCTCATCTGTAAATAGTTTGTTCAACTTCTCCATGAACTCTTCTATTGGAATTACTTTTAAACCACTGGCATAATTCTTTAATTCAGCGATTGCACTATCACGGTCAATGTCCAATACATTTTGAACTAACCAGACAATACTACCACCACCACAAGTGAAGCAGTTAAAGACAAGGTCCTTCCTGTTCAAACTTGCACTAGGGTTAACATCACCGTTCTTATGCATGCCAAAAGGCAACTTACATGAATGGATTAACTCATCACCCATCTCAGTAATCTCATGAACATTCAATAAATCTTTTAATACACCTTCAGCGTCAAGGCCTCTAAAGATGTCACTCAACTTCATCATGGCGGAGTCTTTCAACATACTTAATCAAGGCACATTGGATATACTCACCGGGCCTCATGCCTTTTGCTTTCGCCAACTTCCTAATTTCATTCCACTCTACTGAGTCAAAACTAACTTTGAAAACAGACATCTTCTTTTTCTTCTTACGGGGTATTCTATTCATCTTCAAAAGTCCTAACCACTTCTAACTTAGTACGGTCCTTAAGTTCAAAACTCATTAACCATGATTTCAAATCACTACGGCGAGACTTCATAATATCAAGTACGAGTGCTTCTTGCGACTTCATTTCCTTAGTACAACCAATACCAAAGGCCCAGTCAACAATCTGTTCAATCTGTGATGAAAGACCAATTTGTCCAAGGTCACCACGCTTCTTCTTGCTATTAGTAGCCTCACGGTTGAACTGTGCAAGCCAAATAGATGCCATACCCATTTCACGGTTAATTGAGGCAACATCATTAATGACTTCCGCCATCTGCAATGACTGTACATTACTTACTGTACCGTAATTCTTTTCAGTAGTCAACCAAGACAACTGGTCACCTACAATAAGGTCAGCACCCCAGTGCTTTGCCTTGGAATACAACTCTAACACTGTACGTTCACTCTTACGACTAGGTGAGTCAATCAACAAATACTCACCATACTCCATAATCTCTTCCCGTGCCTCTTTGAGTCGCTTTAACTCATGAGGAGTTAGTTCACCACGTTCATAGCGACTATACGGAACACCGCTTGCAAGGCAGTCAAGGCGCATTAAAGTCAATTCCTTGCGAAGTTCTAGTGATGCAAAGTAAACCTTATTCTTACGCTTAGCAGCCTCGAGTGCAATGTGACTACCAACCCATGACTTACCAACGTTCGGAATACCTACAACAACTGCAAGTTCACCCTTTTGAATACCATATGTATGACTGTTCAATTCATCCCAGCCCAAGTAAATACCTTGCTTGGACTTAGTATTGTTCAACTGGTTATCTACATACTCATTGGTACGGCGTTCATAACCTTCACCGTAAATCTCAATGCGTTCCCTAGTCGCTGTATCACTTTGAATCTTAGTCAAGTTGTTGAGTGCAAGAGTAATACCTGCCTCTGGGTCAACATCTAGTTCATGTGCCGCCTTGAGTAAAACATTCTGAGTTGTCGTCTTGCGATACTTAGTTAACAACTCTTCAATCAATACAATAACTA